AGATACTTGAAAATATCCAGCACCTAACATCTTAAAATTCTTAGCTATACCTCTTAATGCTTTAGGAGTAATAAGAGTTCTTAACATTGCGTATTCGTTAGGCTTCTTATTTGAGTCAAAAGCATCTATACCTCTACCATAAATCAAACGTGAGATATTGTTAATTACAGAGTTATTCGTAGTAGACTGCTTGTATCTACCTATCAAAAAATCATAGTAATCATTCTTATCTCCGTAAGAAACCCATTCATCACGTGTATTCTCTACTACTTGTGGAGCTTCGTACTGTGCTAGGTTAATTATACTTATATTGCTATTGTCTTTTTTTGCCATTATACTATTATAAAGTCATTATTACTCGTAGTTTCTGTGTACTCTTGTTTGTTTATTGTGTAACTAGATACTGTTTGATTAGTACAAAAGATTCTATCTTTGTAAACTACGTCTGTACCATTAAATACTGTAAGAGTATAGAACTGATTTTCTATAAGAGTTACTATCTTATCAAAAGTTAAGTACCTCCCAGACTGTGTAGAAGTAATAGCGTAAGTTGTTACACCCTCTACACCTGTAATCTCTATTGAATCTGCTACATACTCTCTAGGTATTACGTTAAAGGTCTGTGCTAGTTCGGAATTTCTTAGTATTATCATTTAATTAAATAACTAATAATTGTTATATTTGTTATATTATGTTATATTTACAAAAAACATTTTTTTATGAAAACAATATTAGCAGACTTAAAATACTCTATTTGTGAAATAGAAAGAAATACTAAATCTATAGAAGATACTAAAATACAAATGGTTGAATGGATAGGTAAACCAATTTACAAAGGTTGTGAAGAATCAATATATAAATGGAAAAAAGAAAATATAGAACACTATAAAAACATAGATTACTTTTACAATGAACTAAAAAAACTCCGTAACAATTAAGCTACGGAGTTTTAATATGTTTACCTAGTTGCTAACGCATAGCTTTAAACTTCTTAGCTAAAGTATTAAATTCGTTAATATCCTTTCTTAAATCTTCTTCTTCTTTTTGAAATTTAACTAAAGCATCAATAGCAGCTTTCATTGCTTTAGGTTGTGGAATTTTAACTCCTAAATCTTTCTCAGCTTGTTCTATTTTCTTTTTATCACTAGCGTACTGCTGCTCCATTTTTTGTAAAGACTTACTAAAGTCATTGAAAGAATTAATCTTACTTGGTATTTCTGCCGTTAATTTAGATATAGCTTTCTGTAATTCTCTTATAGGTGTAAAAGCAGAATTTAATTCCTTATCTGTATTCACTCTCAATGTAGCAGTTTTACTTGCTAAACCTCTTAACTCATCTCCTATTGCAAACTCTACTACTTCACTCTTTAACTCTACTTCAACCTTACGATTTTGAAGAGCTTTTAATATTGCACTCATTCTTTTAGTATTAAAATAAACCCTTACCGACTTAAGCAAGGGTTTATAAAGTTATTATTAAGCTACTACTGTAAGACCAACTGTAAGTAATGCTGCTTCGTTAGCTGCATCAATAAAGTTAGCTGGAATCTTCTCCATAGCTTGGAAAGTCAAAGTGTAACCACTCAAATCAGCCATGCTTGCTCCACTTGTGATAGCAACTGTCTGAATTTCAGCACCATGCTCTAATCCCATAAGGAAAAAAGAACCGTTGTAATCTTCAACGACTACTCTTGGTCTACCGTAAGAAAGTAGCTTAATCTCATTGTGAGTAGCTATGTCTTGCTTCTTAAGAATAACAGAAAGATTCTGCTCTACATAAGTAGTTCCGTTTTCTCTTGAACTTGTAATGTTTTGGTCAAAAGTGTTAGTACCTTTAAGCTCGTACTTGTAAGCGTTTATTGTAGCACCACCAACGATAGTTGCTATTAAATCTGTATCCGTTACGTCATAAGTGTACGATGTAATGTCTGCATAATTAACGATGAATAGATTTTTCAACCCACCGACTGCATCTTTACAAGGCTCTATACGACCTAAACTTAAATCACATGCCATATTTTCTATATTTTATTTTGTTTATAAAAAAAGGGTAGTAGTAAAACCACTACCCTTTATAATTCTATTTGTTAGTATTATACTGTAGTTGACAAATACCAAACAATCTCTGTAGGATTGATGTACTGTACTCCACCTGTATAAACCATCTTGTAACGAACGTTTCCAGATAAATCTGACTCATCCATGTCCTTAATACGAATCTCGTTGTGGTCAGCTAAAAGACCTGTACCGAAGTAAAGATTTTTAACTTCGTATACTACGAAAGTATTATCTGGTAAAGCATCTACTACTGTAATCTTAGTAGACCCATAAGCCAAGTTCATTTCAGCACCACCCATTCCGTTAGAAATACCAGCAGAGATAAGAGCTTGCTCATAAGCTAAAGCTACGTTAGAAGATACTAAAAATACTGTGTTCTTCTTTCTTCTCAAAGATACAGGAACTGCTTCTAATACTTTCTCGATTTCAGTCTGAACATTAGCTTTAGTAATTGCTCCAGCTAAAGTAGTAATACCGTTGTTTGCTTTGATAACTCCAGCATCTGCATCAAAAAGCTCAATGAATCCACCAATACGACCTGTAGTAGCAGCAACACCTTGCCATAAATCCAAATCAGTTGCTTGTGCAGTATCCATAAGAATCTCATTCAATAAAGCTGCTTCAACATCTTTAGGCATGTTATCATTGTGTGCAGAAAAACCCATAGAAGCAGAGCTCCAAATCTGGCGTAAATCTTCTTTACAAATCTCTTGTGCATTCATAATCTTTTTAGGAGTCAATAAAACTTCTGAAAGAGTTACTGCACCTGTTGGAGTAAATCCACAAGCATAATCTACACGACCATTAGTGTAAGATATTTTTCTCAAAGACATTTGAAAGTCGATGTCTGGAAGAACTGTTACTAAGTTCTCCTTAATTGTTTGAGCTTCTTTAAAAGCTGCTCCTGTAATCTCTCCAGCTACACCACCTACGTAGTTAGAGTTTACTGTCATTGTTGTTGCCATTGTAATTTAATTAATTGTTTATATTATTTTCTATTGTTTAAGAAAGCTACCAATCCTTTAGGCGCTTCACTCATATTTACTTGCTCTGGGTTGTGTACGATAGTTTCTGCTACCTCTTCAACCTCTTCTACTTTTGAAAGCTCTGTTCTAAGCGCTTCAATCTTCTCATCAATAACTTTAGAAATAGCTTCTAAGTTTTCTGCTGAAAAATGCGACTCTTTAGTTACTGCTTCGATAATCTTCTTAGGTACTGCAGTTTCTGTAGAACTATCACTAGCTGCTACTTCTTCTTCAACTACTGCTTCTTCTTCAACTTCTTCTACCTTTTCTCCGATAGAGTCAATTATACCTTCTTCAACTACCTTAAGTACCATACCATCTTCTAGGTTGTACTCTCCTTCTGGAAGTGCTATAAGTTGCTCATCTTCTGTTTTGATATTAACAGACTGTCCAGCCTCAAAAGAATCTGCTTCTAGTACTGTTACACCATCCTCTAACTTCATAGAAGCTAACTTTAATTCCATACCTAGAGCCAATTTAATTGCTTCTAGAGTTTTACTTGCTTTATTCATGTTATTGTATTTTAGTTAATTGACTTTATTTACTTTTTTTTGTACTATTTTTATCTTTCTTCGACTATCCATTGTGAAGCATTTTCTACTGTTACGTTACCTGTACCATCTGTGTTAATCACTTGCCAAATAAGTATATCGTTTTGATTCATTCTAACATTGAAAGTACCTGTAAAATAAGAAACATCTCTGCCACCTTGTAAGTTGTTTATTACTCTAGTTTGTGTATACTCAATAGTAACATTTGCTAAAGTATCTATCTTTATCATGTCTACTGCTATTACATCTCCACTACTACCCTCAATAACAAAATCAAATGTTACTCTAAAGTCTTTAGGGTCTGTACCTATATGTCTTAATTCGTTAGAGGCTGGAGAGTCGAAGTGTTGTAAGTCAGAAGCAGTCCAAGTACCAGCCATATCTACACCTATACCAGCAGTTGAGATAGTTGATACAGCTTGTGAGGTTACTGATAAAGTACCACCTACAAAAGTATTATCCATACCTATGTTATTGTCCCAATCACAGCAAACTCCACTAGGAGATAGGTTAGGAGTTATGTTAGCATCGTTACTATCTGCTACTCCGTCTCTAGTCATTAATACACCTTTGAATTGTATAGTACCCTCATTAGGAAAGTCTGTAGGAGAGAAGTTACAAAAAGGCTGTAATGTTCCTAAGTCACAATTAATATCTGTTAAAAATCTGCTATTCATTTGAAACAAAGTACCAGCTTTAAATAAAGGCTCTGTAGTAGTATCACTCATAGAACGCACTATTGAAGTAGTTATACGATAACCACCTCTCCAAAGTCCATGCAAAGTTAAAGAAGGAGAGCCACCAAAACGACCTGTACCACTTTCTAAACCCTGTCTGTAATCGTAAATATCTCCTAAATTTGTACAGTCAATATAGTTAAGTCTTGTAAACTCAAAAGCATTAAATCCTGTAGCATCGTATATTTCATAAACCTTAGAGTTAGTACCTGTTACGCTTACGTAATAATCAAATCCTAACATATTACCAGAGCCAATAGCTATACTTTCACTAACAAACATTGTATAGTTATCTTCACTACTTGTTAGGGCGCTTAAATCGAAGCTATAACCAGAGATAGTAATTCCTGTAGGTGGTACTGTAATCTGAGTAGTACCTAAATCTATAATACCATCTATAAAGTAATTCTTAGTACTGTCTATTACACCACCTATTGTAGTTGCAAAGTTAGACTGTGTTACTACTATTCTATTGTTTAAAGCTG